ATGTTCATTAAACCTTGAGACTTAACATTACTTAATGTTTTTGTCTTAATTGTTTGTTTAGGTGCTTTAGTAACTGAGAAGTTATTTGTTTTTTTAACTTCACCTTTTAATTTAGGATTCCATTCACGCTCAAACTCAATACGAGCAGCCATTAAATCAGCTTGATGAACAATGTAAATTAATGAAGTACGAGGTTTTGTTTCTGGTGACCAAGACATTAAATATGGCTTGTTAGCATCATCATATAAACCATCATGTAATTTAATTGCTAACCATTCGTTTTTAGATACTTGAATACCATGAGAAAGTAATAAATGTAAACTACGATCTGGTACTGACATAAATTCTAAGCGATCATTAAATTTATAATCTTCACCTAATTTATCTTTACGCCATTGATCATCCTGGGGAATGTATGCTTCATTATGTTCATCACCCATTTTACCTAGGTCATGATTTAGGGCTGCAAATATTAATTCTTCTTTAGTATAAGTAGACTCGTCTACTCCCATCTCAATCCAAACGTTATTTAACTTAAGAGCGCAATCGATAACTCGTAACACGTGGTCTACGTAGCCACCTGGGAAAGCATTATGATATTCTTTCTTATGAGCAGCGGGCATTAACATAAGACGTTCTGAGTATTTAGAATAAAAATCTAATAACTGTGAACAACGAGGTTCACTGATATATGATTTAATTGTTTCCTCTAAATCAATCCAGTTTTGTTGGATTTGTTCTGCTGTTAAAATCATATTAATTATACATTGTTTGTTCAGATTCAACAAATAAACGAGTTTGTTCGATTATTTCTTTTAATTTATTAATACCTTCTAAATATACTTCTAGAGGTTGTTCTTGTTTAACAATAAAATTCAGTTGGTTAGCAAGGCTATCCATTTTATCTAATTGATGTAGTACGTTGTCTTTGTTTTTCATACGTTTATTATTTGTTTTATATACCCGTGGTCACATTCCACGTTCTTTATATCCTATGTTTTAGATGTTTCCTAAAACCCGTATCTATATAATACGAATTAGGACTTGCGAGGCCAAGCTATTTTTAAGAGGGGTTAGCTATGTCTTGTATTTTTTTAAGAAGAGCACAATTCTCATATTCTTCTAAATCTTCAAAGTGGGAGAGTGCTGATGATAATGCTTTTAAAAATTGTTCATCTGAGTATAATATAAGACAATCACGATGCATTTGGTTAGTAGTATCTATTTTAGAAATATGATCCATAGCTCTAGTAAAAACCATCATCCCACCAGCTAACTTAATATCATCAGTGTCTAATTTAGGATCAGATGATTCAAAAAACTCTATCATCTGTTTACTAAATACCTTATAATTTATAATTAACTTTTTAAACATTCCCATCCAAACAATAGGATGATTAGACATATCTACTTGAGTAGTAGTCTCAACTTCCTCTTCAGGGGACTTAAATAAGTTAAAGATATCATCAATACTCATATATATAAATATATGTTAAGTAGGAAAATAGCGGCTTTAGGCCGCTATAATAAAAAATTGTGGATGTGTTATTGACAGGTTTAAATTTATCCTTTAATTAATTGTTTTTGCTCTTTTAATGTAGCAGACATTTTATCAATTCTTGAGTCTACATAAGACACAGTGTTATTAAATTTAATATCTAATTCACGCTGCAACTCAGTGACCTGATGATCGGAATGGCGTCCTATTTCATCTAATCTACGATCCAAATCTTGGCGTAGATGATTTAAATTTTCCCACCCATCACGTTCAATATTCTTACTTTGTTGTTCTTGTTCTTTAATTACTTTTAACAGTTTAGTAATCTTAACTATACCCCAAACAGTTGTGGCTACAAAAGTAGCTCCAACAATCGAGAGCATACCTAAAACGAAATACATTGTTTCCATATTTATTTTCTCCTTATTATTATGTCAAAGAACACATCCACAATTGTGCGCCCTCCTGGGATCGAACCAGGTACCTACTGATTATGAGTCAGTTGCTCTAACCTAATGAGCTAAGGGCGCTATTTGAGGTCCCGAACGGAATCGAACCGCTGTATGAGCTTTTGCAGAGCTCCACCTAACCACTCAGCTACAGGACCTTTTTAGTACTCAAGGCAGGACTTGAACCTGCACGGGCTGCCATTATAATGACTACATCTTGTTCAGACACTTTTTTACCCACGTTGTTATAACCATACGTCGCGTCTACCATCGACCAGGGCCTCCTGATCCTTCCGCCACTTGAGCATATGATTAATATAATATCTATCTATTGGGAATCCAAATTCTTTTTGATAAAAAAAGCCGGGCTTAACCCGGCTTTAAACGACTACTTATATTCTGCGTTATAGTTGTTCATCTGGATTTGTAGGTGGGGTATCTGTGGGATTTGGCGTGTTATTTTTGGCTTGTTGTTTCATTTTAACAACGTTTTCTATAACAGTTAAACCTAATCCACCACCAGCGATTAACGCGATTGAGTCGAACATGAATTCGGGTGTGATGTGTTCTTCGTTCTTATAGGTAGCTATGTACGCTAAAGATATAACAACGAATAAAGATAATAAAGCAGCAAAACGCTTGCTCGATGTATCAGAAGAGCCTGATAGTAAGTCGGTAAAGAATTTTTTCATAGTTGTGTGTTTTATGATAAATATTATATAAATAGTGCTTTTGCCTTAGCTGCTAAATCAGGTAATGATCTAATAGAAATAACATCCTGCCAAGAGTTAGGTAAGTATACCTTCACAGCATCAACCAATGTAGTAGATTTAGATATATCAGCGTTAGTTAAAATACCTGTTATTAATAATATTAATGCTTTTATGATATTAGCTGCTCTATTTCGTTTACCATCATCTTTAACAAATGGTTTAAGCATTAATTTAATAGGTGAATCTAATTTATCATCTAACTCACCTGATATTCTAATAACTTTGTCTATAGGTTGCTCACCTTTTTTAAGACTAAATCTATTTAATAATGATTTTATAATTTTAGCTACATTATTAATTATACCTGGGGCTGCTAACGCTAATAATGATAGACTAGTGACATCTATTTCATTTTGTTTCTTTGAAGCATCTTCAATAGCACTTTTGATTACATCATCAATTCTATCCAAATCAGAAAAATTAATATTTTCTTGATCTAATTCTTTTAATAAGTCAACTAATTTAATCATAATAATAAATACAACAAAGAAAGGAGCTTTCGCTCCTCTCTAATAATCAATTCTTAATTAATTAGGCAACAAACTCTGCTGCTAACTCATACAACTTAGCATTTAAGTCTAAGTCTTGTTTGAAGTTCTTAATCTTACGAGCTTTTCTAACTTTAGCTCCTGATTGGTACTCAAACATACCTTGAGTGATTTTTTCTTGAATCACATTAAACACACTCCATAAATCAGTACCACGATCTTCAGGTCTAGTAGCTGTAGTTAAGGCGTTATAATCAATTGCAATATTTTGCGCTTGTTCTTCACCAAAACGTATTTGAACTGCTTTACGAGCAAAATCTAAAATTTGTTCTTGAGCTAATTGTGTTTGTTTGAATTGATTCATTGACTCAACTGCTAACGGTAACGCTTCAACCATTGTATTAATAACAGTTTGCAACTCAGTGAAATCATATCCGTAGTGACGAATTTTCATATTTTCAAACTCTTGAGTTGAAATTACTAAACCATTCTCACAAATCATTCGGAACAAACCAGCTGTGAATGTAAATGCATTTTTACCATCATGACTATTAGTTAATAGAATTTGTGGAAAAACATTATCACCATCAGCACCCTCAATGAATAAATCATTATTACGGAATACTACTAAGTGTTTTTGAAAACCTTCACCTTTACGGGCGCGTACTTGTTTAGCATCTACTACACCCCATCCTAGCTCTTCCATATCATCAATGATTTGTTTAGTTGAGATGTGTGAATACTTCTGACTAGTGCCTGGAGCACTTGTAGTTGTGAAAATTGAACTTGCTTTCTCTTTAATTTCAGAAGCAGTTAAAAACGTGTTGTTGTTTAAATCTAGTGGCATAACCTTTATTTATTTATTTTATTTATAATTCTTGAATTAATGAACACATACGACCAATTGTGTTTCTGTATTTTTCTCTATAATCCATTCTCCATGGATCCTTATCTATATCCTGAGCTAAAAGAACTGCCTGGTCCGCATATATCTTTAACTTCTCAGATGTAGTACCTTCAAATTCACCTTCTAAAGCATCAATTGTAGGTGCAATAAATATTTTTTGAACTGCCTTGCGGCCTCGTTTTATAGGTTCAGCTGTGCTTACTTCTAATTTAACTTCTTGTTTTTTTGTCCCTGGTGGACGACCTCTTCTTTTTTCCATAACCTTTATTTGTGTTTTTAATTATACCTAAATATAACATCCTTATCCTGGTGAGCCAAACTTTTAGTTGAGTAGGTTAAGAATAGTAATAATGATAAAAAATATTGTAAAATTAAAAACAAGACTACGTGAAACATTAATTACTTCTTCCTTAAATGTAGGCTTTACTTCAGCTTGTTGAGTGAGAATCATTCGTGTAATCACTACTCCTAAAATCAAAATCATAATTGCGTTCATAGTCGTTGTTATTATTTATTATTATATATTAAATATAACATCCACTCACCAGGAAGCCAAACACTCAACCGGAAAGGTTATTAAGAGGTACTAAAACATTAAAAATTAATGGATTAGACGATTTCCAATGTAACATCATCACCTACCTCACGAATCACCGCTAAGGCGTCCTGAGTAGCCACTACTATAACTGAGTAGTTATCATCATCATTTAACCCAACTACTTGTATCAAACCAGCTTCTTCAATTACTTCCTCAATTGAACCAACTTGATCAACGATTTCATCTAATTGGGCTACTTTAAGATTTGAAGTTCTCATTTCATAGATACCATAATCACCTTTAGATAATGATAAACCAGATAATGCTTGTTTAATGTCAAGTAATACTTGAGGTGGTTCAGTAGATAATATTAAATGGTCTACTCCTATACCTTCCATCAAACTAGAATTACTTATATCTTCAGGTGTGAATGGGACAATAATTCCTCCTACTTCACCTCCAATAAAATTACCACTTTGTAAACCTATAGGAGCTAACTTACTAATCCATAGATTCCAACTACCTGGGTATAAGGTGTTATCTGAGAAAATTGTTTTATATGCTTCAAGTAACATAGTATACATTTTAACACCGAGTCCTTTACCGCGGTACTTTGGGCTAACGTATGTTAAATGTATCTCTGCACCAGGTATGCGATATGGCTTAGTACGCCCGGAATTCGCATTAATATATATTTTTT